ACGGACAAGCTCTGGCGCGAAACACAGATCCAGACACCAGCCACGCAGCCGCAGCGTCTATTGATGCGCTAAATCTGTGCCTCAAGGTCTACGAGGTCATGGCTCAATATGGGACTGACGGCTGTATTGCCGACGATGTTGGGAACTCTTTGCCCCAAATTAAAAGCAACAGTCTCACGCCGCGTTACCGGCAAATGATTGACGCCGGAATGATTGAGGTGACGGGTGAGCGACGCCAGGGAAATTCAAGGCGCTATCAGCAGGTCAGGCGAATACTGCCGCCCCCGTTTATTCCGATAGCCAGCAAATTGTCGTCTCGTGACGAGCTGGTGAATGCGCTGGAGCAGATGATTAATGTGTTTTACGATCATCGCAAAAGAGGTTTGCAGGAAATGCAGACGATCGAACAGGCTATCAGAGTATTTAGGCGCTCACGGGGAGGCAACACATGACTGACGAAACGAACACCGTGATCGAGATCCACCCGAAAGTGCTGATCGACGCCGCCCTCAAATACGCGGAGCGCGGCTTTCGCGTACTCCCCCTGCACACGATCAAAGGCGGGATGTGTTCCTGCGGGGACAAGGACTGCCGGTCCCCTGCCAAACACCCTTTGACGCCACACGGTGCACAGGACGCCAGCTCGGACGAGATGACCATCCGGGGCTGGTGGTCCAAATGGCCCCAAGCCAATATCGGCCTTGCAATGGGCGACTCGGGCTGCGTGGCCCTCGATGTCGATACCCGGAACATGGGACACCTCACCTGGGAGCAGCTCATCACAGAGAACGGTGAGCTGCCCGAAACACCCACGCAGCGAACCGGCAACGGCTGCCATTACCTCGTCCGAATCGACCCCGCCGCAATCCCCCGCGTGCGCGGCAAGCTCGGCCCCGGCATCGACATCAAAGCCAACGGCTACATCGTGGCAGAACCCTCTATCCACCACTCAGGGCGTCGCTACGCTTGGGACGATGGTCTGGACGTACTGCAAGGCTTCATGCCCGCCCAAGCCCCCGTATGGCTTGCCCGGATGCTTGTCGAACCTCTGGGCGACTCTGCCGCCCCCTCCGGCCCCAACCTCGGCGTCATCACCCTCCCCGTCCAGCTCCGCGAAGCCGCCGACGCCCTCACCCACCTCGACTCCGACGACTACCATCAATGGATCGAGGCAGGGATGGCCCTGCACGCTACCGGCTTGGGCGATGCCGCTTACCAAGTCTGGGTGGACTGGTCGCAGACCTCGCCAAAATTTGCCCACAAGGAACAACGCGCCAAGTGGGTGAGCTTTGGGCGTAACCGGCAGGCGGGCGTGACCATCAAGACCATTTTCTCCCGCGCTCAAGCGATTGGATGGATTAATCCGATGACCGGCACCGGCTCCGCACCCGATAAAATAATTACCGCTGAAAACCATCCGTTCGCTAATTTCCTCCCTTACGCGATCGGCGACCTGGAACCGGACGAGTTTATATTTGACGACATTCTGATTGCCGGGGTCACCCTGCTCGCCGGGTTCACCGGCATCGGCAAGACCACCGCGCTGGTGCCGCTGATGACCCGAGCTGCTCATTTGTGCGATCCAGCCGACCCGCTGCACCCGATACTGCGCCGCCGGGTGATCTACGTCAGCGAGGACCCCAAGCAAGTAATCCGCGTCCTGACCTCAATGCGGCTTTCCGGCGAATTGATAGCAACCGACGCCGAAATTAGCGAATGGTTCAAAATAGTCCCTGCAAAGCGGATGGACGCCGGATCTATTGTTCAGGTTCACCAGATCTACGAAACCCTGACCCACCGAAATATTGACCCAGAAACCGGCGTTTCGCACGACACCAAGCCCATTGTCGTTTTTGACACCTCAAACGCAACCATCGATCTGGAAAACGAATCCGACAATTCCGAGGTCGGTCGGTGCATCTCAACCCTAAAAGGCGAATTCGGCGGCATCCCGGTCATAATTGTCGCGCATCTCGCCAAAACCCTCAAAAAGGCTGACATTTCCGATATGACCAGCCGAGGCGCCGGCGCCTGGGAGGGCGACGTCAATCAGGTTCTTTACATGACCAAAGAGGATGACGGTGGCCGCTGGCTGGATGTTTTGCAGGCCAAGCACCGCTTCGTCACCCGAGCCGATGGCATCCTGTTTGAAGCCGTTCAGACCGAAACCAGCGGGTTTGATATTCTCGGACGCGCCAAAACAATATCCCTTCTGCATTGCCACCCCGAGATTGTTGAGAAAGGCGGCAGGGAAGTTATCCAGCAGGCCGCAAAACAGGCTAAGGACGAAGAACGCGAGGCGATGGGTAGGATGATTCGGGCCGACCGAAAGAAGCGCGTGGTGGTCATTTTGGACGCGTTAGAGTTTGGGGAATACAAGACCATGAGCGAGATTAATGATGCGCTTGGCGGTAAAAAAGAGCTTAACGTCAACCTTGTGACAAAAATGGTTGAGGGCGGGGAAATCGAGCAATTCGTGCCAAAAAATAAACGAGATTCACATCACACTAAATGCTTTAGATTGGCCGTAAAAGCCGCCGATGAATACGATAATTTAAGCAATGGCCGTTAGGGAACAGCAGGGAACAACTGCCTATTTTTTAGGCAATAAGCTGCTGTTCCCTGCTTGCTGTTCCCCCTACAGGGAAAAACCTCGGGAACAGCAGCTTTTGTGCTGCCGTTCCCGATTAACCCGCAGTCTAGGGAACAGCAGGGAACAGCAGGGAACAGCAAGAATTAAAAGGAGCGTTTTTTGATGAGAAGAGCCGCCAAAGTTGACGCAAACCACACCTCCACCGTCGCCGCCTTTCGCAAGCTCGGATGCTCGGTTCTGTCCCTCGCCAGTCTAGGTCGAGGCGTCCCCGACCTGCTGGTCTCCCTCGGCGGGATCACTTGGCTCGTCGAGGTCAAAATGCCCAAAGGCAAAGAGACCGCCGACCAGATCCTTTTCTTCTCAAACTGGAAAGGGTGCCGCGCTCTTGTTCGGGATCTCGACGGCGTCCTGACCGTGGTCCGGTCCCTTCAAGAACAGTCCGACCGGCTGCGCCCTCTTGTTTGACACAGCAACCACCCAATGCTACAAAGCACCGTGGCTAACTATTTGTCCCCCGAAGACGATCCGGTCAATCTCCTCGCAGCCAGGATGAATCCAAATATTGCAGTCCAAGGCGCCAAAGCCCGCGCAAGCATGGCCCCGCCCACCTCGATCATGGACCCGCGCTATGCGGCATGGAAAAAGAGCCAGGACGACGCCGAGCTGCTCATGCTTATGAGCGATATTGCATTTTCAGCAGTCCCACTAGCCGGGCCAGCAGCCCGCGGCGCTATGGCAACAGGTCGGGCGTTGGCTCCGACCGCGGGCAGAATGACCGAGAATTATCTGGTGCGGTCGGGCGGCATCTTGCCGATGGTTTCATCACCATCAGATCTACCAAAACCGTCAACAATGAGATTGTTTCATAGGTCACCACAACAAAACCTTGTTGAAGTTAACAAAAGCGGAAGATTTGGTGGAATTTTTGCGGGAAGCGATCCTGAATCTGCTATTGGACTTTCACCAAGAAAAACATTTATACATTACGCTGATGTTCCAGAAAATTTAATAGCTGATAGTTCCGCTTTAATAAATGCTTCAGAAAACAAAATTAACGTTGCCAACAATGCAATCAAAAATAGTATTGACCCCAAATATCATCAACAAGAAAATATTGAGGCTATAAAAGATTTGGCATTAAATGATAGAAATATATTTAAAATGTTTGATCCAAACACAAACAAACCCACAGAAGAATTGCAATCAATATTTAAAGCGTTGGGGACAGATGATTTGGGAGAAGTAAGTTGGGAGTTGCAAAAAATACGCGGATCAATTGCAAAAGAGTTGGGGTTCAAAGCAGTCACAATGTCAGATGAACAAGGTCTTTCGTACTTTTTGACTCCAGGAACAAAATTAAAAGCAGGAAAAGGTGAATAAATGACCGCAGCCTGGACTCGCAAAGAAGGAAAGAACCCCGCCGGTGGCCTCAATGCCAAAGGCCGCGCCTCCTACAAAGCCGAGACTGGCGGGACGCTCAAGCCGCCCGTCAAGTCTGGCGACAATCCACGCCGAGCCTCATTTCTTGCTAGGATGGGCAATATGCCCGGCCCCGAAAAGAAACCCAACGGCGAACCTACCCGCCTCGCGCTCTCTCTGAAAGCATGGGGCGCCAGCTCCAAGGCCGATGCCAAGTCCAAGGCCGCGGCAATCTCGGCAAGAAACAAGAAATGATGTTCCACGTGAAACGGGACCACCATTGAAGATTGAACAGGTAAAGATTGATGCGCTGATTCCTTACGCCAGGAACAGCCGCACCCACTCCGATGCGCAGGTCGCCCAAATCGCCGCCAGCATCAAGGAATTCGGCTTTACCAATCCCGTCCTGATCGACGAGACAGGCAGCATCATTGCCGGCCACGGGCGCGTTATGGCGGCGCGTAAGCTGGCAATTACTGACGTACCAAGCATCCGGCTCACTCACCTCACCGACGCTCAGAAGAAAGCCTACGTCATCGCCGACAACAAACTGGCCCTCAACGCCGGTTGGGATGACGAAATGCTTGCGGTCGAACTGTCCGACTTGAAGGACATGGGATTCGACTTAGACCTGACCGGCTTTAGCACCGACGAGATCGAGGCTCTGCTGGCTCCGACAGGGACGGAGGGGCTGACAGACGAGGATGCTGTGCCGGATGTGCCTGAGGCTCCTGTGACCGTCTTGGGGGATGTTTGGCTGTTGGGAAAGCACCGGGTTATGTGCGGCGACTCGACCAGCATTGATGCGGTTGAGAAGCTGATGGATGGCGCGAAGGCTGAGTTATGCTTTACATCGCCTCCTTACAACTTGGGCGATTCGGTTGCTTTGCGAAACGGAGCGAGAAAAGGCAAAAAGTCTGCATACAACGATTTCAACGATGATTCCAATTGGTCAAATTTGATGATTGGGTTTATCAATAACGCTATGTTGAATGCCAATGTTATCTGTGTAAACGTGCAAATGCTAGCAGGGAATAAATTTGATTTGCTTAAATTATTTGGGACTTATTCTGAAAATACTATTGATATAGGCATTTGGTCAAAAACAAACCCACCGCCAGCGATGGCTGATGGGGTAATGACTTCGGCGTTTGAATTTATGTGGTTTTTGTCAAACGAAGAAAAACCCAACAGACGAATTAAAACATCCAATTTTGAGCGTGGCACATTTTCTAATGTGTTTTCAAATGGTACGGCTAGCGGTCATGATGCAAATGTTCATGGTGCAGTTTTCCCGTCAAAGATTGCAGAGCATTACGTTTCCAAGTGTTCGCCAATTAATTCTTTAATCCTTGATTTATTTGGTGGCACAGGAACAACCCTAATCGCCTGTGAGAAAACAGGCCGCATCAACCGCAGCATGGAACTAGACCCAAAATACTGTGATGTAATCGTCCAACGCTGGCAGGAATTCACCGGACAGACAGCAACGCTGGAATCAAATGGTAATCCGTTCATTTCATTGAAGAAAGCCGCGTGATTCCGCGTTCTTAAAAAGAATGTCATTTATCAAACCTCACAGACCAACGGACAAAACAAGGCAACAAGCACAGAGTGCCTCGGGCCTCGGCTTGCCTCAAGATCAGATCGCCGCGCTGATCGGCATCGCCCCTGACACGCTCCGCAAGCACTACGACCTTGAGCTTGGACTGGGCAAGGCTCAAGCCTCGGCCGCGGTCGCCAAGACCTTGTTCAACAAGGCCACGGTCGGCCAGGACACCACCGCGATGATCTGGTGGACCAAAGCCCAAATGAAGTGGTCAGAGACCATGCGGCAGGAGGTCACCGGCAAGGACGGGGGCGGCATCGTGATCCATATCAGCAACCAGGACACCGACCTTGTTTAGCGCCACAGCAGCCCAAAGCAGGGCCAC